GGGAAACAGTATTATCTTCGCCGGCTTGCCGGTCAAGAGTACTGTCCCTCCATTTGGCAAAGGAGGAATCGTAACGGTCCAAAGGGGTCCCTAGGGGCCCTCATAAGATTGTATGGTTCACAGCCTGCAAAGGTACTAAACGCTCTCAATGGAGCTAGCATGTTCATTGCGCCTGCCGCAACTGCTAAGCAGTTGGACAAGTTCTTGAACAGTGTTAGTACTGGTCAGTCCGACTATGACCGTGCCGTTGCTGGTTACCCTGGCCGCCTACCCTTTGAGGTAGAGGGGTTCAGGACATCGATCAGGAAGTTCGCCGGAACTGAAGGGTTCGCAACCTTCAAATCCGCGAAATACGAAATCGATGAACCGCGCATCTGGTCCGATCACAGTTGGTCTAGCGAGAAGCGCGCGCCTCTCTCGGATGGGTCAACCGTCCCTGAGAAAGAAGCCCACGTGTGGATCGATGATAACCTTCAAACCCTGGTCGGGTTTGTTGAGACTATCACCGGTTCCACCTCCCTGCTTGTGAAGGCAGGGTTTCCTGTTTCCAGGAACGGGGACTTCCGCAAACCTCTGTTTACAGGTGGTCATGTTGCTTTCATCCAGGAACCTGGTTTCAAGCTTAGAGCCGTAGCTAATCCCTACCGGTTGTGGCAGGTCTTAACCGACGGTCTCAAACGAACACTCTTTGCTGATCTCAGAGCGATCCCGGAGGACTGCACTTATGATCAGGGAAAAGGTGTAAACATTGTCCAAGGGTGGATGAAGGAGCGGGGTGGTAGTGATACCATCTACTCCGTCGATCTCTCAGACGCCACGAATCGGGCCCCTGCTTCAGAGCAGTTGCACTACATTCGTGAAAGGTTCGATCTGCGTCCCGAGCATGCTCGGATGCAGGTTGACTTGGTCTCGGCGATCTCCAGGGCAACCTGGAAACTACCTAACGGCAAGCCTATCTCTTGGGACAAGGGTCAGCCTCTTGGTCTCGGCCCTTCTTTCGCGATGTTCGCCCTCTG